CCATGGGTTTAATACCTAAATGTAAAGGCATGTAACCCTTCATTGGGGCAGGTGCGAACTTTCGCTCATGTCCCAATTCCAAAAGTCTCTTCGTGAATAGTGTATCACGAGCAGTACTCTTTGGCTGTCGTTTAAAACCACCAAAAGACCCAAACACTTGCAAACTTCCTTCTCTAAAGAAGCGAGCAGTGCATCGAGGACTAATGGTGGTAGAAAACTGAGGCCCAAGAAAAGGAATTTCAGCTTCCACCACTGGTGTAGCAAAGTATTCCAGAGCTTGTTCAACAACATCACGTGTGACAGGCATAGCCACACCAATATTCCGTTGCCCTCCCAAAGCATGAATCCCGGCAAGAATACAAGCATTTGGTTGTTTAACCAAAATAGGGGAGCCACAATGGCCACCCTCGGTATCTTGCACAAAACGGGATGCCACAACCTCAGTAGTAATACCGAATTGTTCGATAAACTCTTCTGAGACTGATGATCGGAAGGACTCCAACTGTGAAATCTGCCCATTAGCATTACGGATAAGCAGACGCCCAGGAGCGTCACACTTAAAACCCTTCTGCTTAGGCAATAACTCAAGAATGTTGCGACGAACGGGCATATGCAGAATCTCAAAGAAGGCAAGTTCCAGTTCCTGTCTAAAATAGACACTAGCACGAGCCATTTTGAACTGCACATTCCCATTGCAACCCTCAGAGTTATTCTCATGTATCACCTGCAACATAAAGTGTTCCACATTTGGGATCACATGAGCAGGGGCAACATAAAGATGACCAGCTAGACAGGTAGCACGGAAAACAGTGTGCTTCGTTTCCCTATGTGTGGTTCGACACCACACAACATTTTTTGCAGCTAGGCTTGCTGCCTGAGAAAAATCAAGAGAACTCCAAGATTGGGACAACCTACCCAAAAATTCAGATGGGCAATAGTCATCTTTCTTCCAGACATTCTCCTTTTCTTTCTTTGGCTCTGGCATGACACCAACATCATCAATACCCTGAGGTTCTTGTTCTGTTAGCTCTGGAAGCTCCTTTTGAAGGAGTTTCCATGTAATACCATACCCAACCAGGACACCAATTCCTAGCATAAGTTTTTTAAGTGTTGGCTTAAATCTCTCATAAGCAGTATAAATAGCACCCATGAGGATGCTTTTTATCGCTTGCCGCGACCAAATGCCAAACTTATTTTTAACAGCCTGCTTCGACCTCACAAACATACGTAATGTAGTATTGGCAACCAAATCTCCTGGAAAATTGACCAGGTTAGGATTGGCATTCAAAACCTCACCGGCACATTCTGCTGTGAATTTCGAAGCATGATAAGCCCCATAGGCTACCAAAGCATGCCCAACCAGAGTGGATAAACCAGCTCCTTGCACTTGCAAGGAAGGTGGATCTCCACCCTGGGGTACTAGCGGCAAACAACCGCATGCGGACATCGGTATACTATGCATAACACATAGATTTACATGACGAACCGCAGTCTTTGTAGCCATAAATTTTGTCTGGCCAGCCCTGTGTTCTGACAACCATTCGTTATATTTGAGAATGAACTCATATATCTCACTGGTTTGAAGAATCACAGGCGTAGTTACAGTTTCTTTACTGTTACCAACAGCTGGTTGAATCAAAACTTTCTTTACAGTAATATCCCAAAGATTGGGATACTCACCCACAACTGCTTCTGGAACAAGGAAATTATCCATCATCATTGTCCCAGGAATGCGATACTGCTCCTTTGGAACAATATCTACAATATAGGGTAATCGCCTACGAACTGCTTGGGGATTAGAAAACCAGGCATGTGCGTTAAGGTGTTCAGTATTTGTAGTACCGATAACCAAATCACACGTGAACGGTGCTTTCCCTTTCAAAGGTAAATCAGCCTGAGGTGTACTAAAGCTAATATTACCAACAATCCGCAAAAGGTCCTGTAAAGAGGGATCTTCATTGCCTTTATTCGGATTCACACTCCCGATATCATCCAAAACACAGCACCACATTGACGATCGGAAATTGTTCCAATGGTCCTCTGACGGCACTCGGTTGTAGATGAATTCGGGATCCAAAGGCTTATTATACAAATGAGCATAATGAGCAATGAGAAGGTCCAGAAAGGAACTCTTCCCATGTGATGAACCTGAACTCAACAAAAGGGCAAATGGAGCATGACGCAGTTTGCCGCAAGCGCTTACAACAAGCAACTCATTGGACAATCTACGAAGACGAGATAATAATTGTGAAATAGCATCCTTTTCATCAGATGCTTTAACAAACTTTTTCATCTCTTCCCCATCTGTCAACAACTCAGCAAGCTTCTTCATAAAGACATGATAGTCAATACCAGCAGCTTCTGGGTTCGCAATAACAACACTTTGATCTAATAAGGCAAAAGCCTCGTCAGCCCATCGTGAGTAACTGGTGGGAGTATGAATCAGGGACTTCCAATTGCCAGTTATGCAAAATGCAGAAATTCTCTCACCCAAAAAATAGATTAAATCTATCAGAGCAGTGAAAAAATCTGTGTGGCCAATAATCTTCTGTGCTGAATTGCACACAACCTCCCACAGTTGAGCCATATCTGCTTCAATACCAAACGCTGCCAAGATGCCACCTGAAAATGCCAAGGAAACGACCTTGACAAATTTTGTGACGGCAGGGTGATGTTTTAAAGCATCATAGCTCGAAAGTAGATCTTTCAAAACACTCCAATCCATGGACTGTGCTTCCAATGGTGAGTCGAACATAAACTTAAATAAGAACGAAATAACGGGCTTACGAAAATGTACACGAGACACATAATCCAAAATGGAAAGCACATCAGTCCAATCATGGACTCTTTTTAAACGAGAAATTACCCAAAGTAAGGTGCAAGTAATATCCTGAAACAGAGATTTATCTGAATCAGAGACTCCACCCCACAAGGCACCCATCTTTCCCAAGATGGCAGCCAAAAAATCTGTGGTAAAACCTTGTTTCAAAAGGTCTTGAAAAGGGTCAATTTGTACCCCAAATGGGGTGGCAAGGAGTGATTGCTCGCACTCCTCAACGAGTGTGTACACACGAAAGTGTGTGAAAGATAGAGGATAAAAATCCCCGGCGACGTTCTGTGAGTTTAGGAAAGACATTTCCAGATGGCAGAACAGGCCTCCTGAGTCTACAAAACGGGTCTTAGGCTCATCTAGGACCTAACAAACTTTTTCTCGACTTACATACGAACTCCTAGTTCAAAGCGAGAGATACGAACAACAAAATATAACACTAAATATCAAACCAAATTAATTGGCCATCCCAAGATACGGTTTCGCAAACCAATCAAGGGTGGGATCTCATAAGGTTCTCCATAAAGGGTCATACACTTGTATTCATACCAGAATGCGTAACTCAGAGAATGTTCATCCTGAACAAACAAGAGGGCGTAAGATGGTGTATAGAGCCGTTTCACAGACGGAGCTAACGTCTACTACTCGGGTCATCCAAATCACGACTATACATTTTTACAATAGAAGTATTCATAAACTCTTCCGCTATAAGCACTAAAGATTCCCATCGCCTAAGAATCGATGTGCTAAATAGCAGGTGGCAAAATGCCAAGTTATATCCAGTTTAAAGTCCTGGAAGACAAAGGGTTTGTTGAACTTTCGTCGAATAAGTTCATAGATCAGAAATAGGATGGCACTATCAAGTATGTCACTAGAAGGAGTTAATCAGCAAAATGTAGAAGCAGTTCTAAGCAAATAGCCGAGCTGGGGAAACCAGATCAGACTATAAGGTAAAACCATTGCTACAAGAAGGTGCAACTGCAAAAAGTGAAATCTAGGCTTCTCAGCCTCCAAAATAAAATGCGTGGAATATCAAATTCCAC